TCCTGCGTTGATGGGGTGATGTCGGCGTCAATCAGTCCAAGCTCCCGCATGAGGGTCTTCTCCCGGGCCCGCTGGCGAAGCTCGGCTTCCCAGTCCAGGCCCTGGCGGGCGTACTCCTGGGAAAGGGTGGTCGTATTGCTCTCCAGCCTGAGGCGCTGGGCATTGGCTTCCTTGTAGGGATCGACGTGCTCGAGCCCGTCCCAGAACCACTGGTGGGCGCAGCCGATGTCGAGGTCGCGGGAGAGTCCGTACTCGCGGAGCCAGGTGGCCAGTATGCGGTCGAGCACACGCGCGGCGATGAAGGCCTGGTCGACGCGGACCGCCTTGTAGTAGGTCTGGTGGTCCAGGCGGCCGGAGGCGTAGTTGTAGCCGCTACTGTTTCCGGCGGCGATGTTGTACGGCAGGTTAAGGCAGCGGGCGATCTCGTTGAGGATCTCACGCTTGAATTCGGCATAGGTGGTCGAGGGGTGCTTCGGGTCGAGCTGGGCCATCTTCCAGCCACCGGGCATCGTGAGCAGCATGTTGCGCTCGAGCTGCACCAGATCCATGGGCTCGACGGCATCGGCTTCGCCCGACGCGGGCGCGTCCGTATAGAGAATGCCCGCGAAGTCCGCGGCCGCTTCGGCGGCGGAAAGGACCGCGAGGGTGTAGCGGCGGAGCTGGGCGAAGAGCGGGAGCGCAGGCGTGATCTCGGGAATGCCCCGGTGCAGTTCCGGGCGGTCGGCCCGGTAGATGTGGATCATCGCCTGCGCGGGAACGTCGAGAGCATTTCGGCCGTAGTCGAACGCCAATCCGCCTGGATGCTGCTTCAGCACCCGGTAGCTCGTGGGGTTGCCGTGTGCATCGAGGCGGATGCCATCGACTTCGTCGCTGCGCTCGATGACACTCAGGTCGCTGGTCACGCGGTCGGCCTCAACCAGACCGAGGTCGATCTGGATGTCGTGCTCGACGGCGGGATTCTCCACCAGCATGGCGAAAGACTCACCATCCTGGCAACGGGACATGCGCATGGTGCGCAGCTTCTCGGGGAGTCGGATCGCCTGAGACCAGGCGCTGAACTCACGCTCGATGTCGCGGTTGAGTTCATCGTCCTCGGTGAGCATCTGCAGCCGGGGCCCGGTGCCGATGGTGTCGTTCGCCAGCGTGACAACGATGCCCTTGGCATAGCTGTTGTTCGCGACCTCGTATCGAGCCCGTTCCCGGAGCGCCTTGCGGACTTCCGGGCTGGCCTCCGCGTCGGCGGAGTGTCCATCGGCGGCGGCCCAGTGCTTCCGGTTTTCCGGCGTAGTCTGCGCGGCGTCGAAGCGACCACGCACGATCCGGCAGCTCCGGGGCTGGCGGGATCGGTCGGGGGAGCGCCTGAACAGGTTGGAAAGGATATTCAGCATCGTGTCAGCAGGCCCCCGGCGGAATCATCTTGCCGACGCGAATGCCCATCCCCTTGCGCTTCGCGGCTTCCTTCGAAGCCAGGTAGCGGTCGGCCGCCATCTGGTCCTGGAGGGAGTGCTGCTCAACGGAACCCGAATCGCCGCTTGCGCGGCGCGGGCCCTGAGCGTTCTCGCGAATGTTGTCTTCGAGCTGTTCGGGCATGACGGCATCTCCGTTGCGTTGCGGGCACTTGTGCGCCCCTACTGATCTTATTCACCGCGAATTCCCCAACTGGCGGAGATGCCGGACGTTTTTTTCTGGAAAGTCAGGAAAGGACGACGACTAACGCCGTGGTTGCCGCCTCAGATCAGACAGCTTGATCCGTTCGCGTTTGGGCGCGGCGACCTCCTGCGTGCCGGGCAGCACGGCTCCTTCAATGCTGGCTGCGACCGCGCAGCCGACGATCCCGTCGAGCCAGTGGTTGTCGTGTACTTCCGGGCGGAGTTTCCACTCGTCGACCACTCTGCCGCGCCCCTCGGTCTTCACCCGGTACTCGGCAGTGAGGTGTTCGGCGAAGAGTTGATGCGCCACCGGGTCGCGCCCGTACAGCGACAGGCAACCCCGGTCGCCCATGGGCACCGCCAGGCGGGCGTGGATGAAGCTCTTCCAGTAGTTGGTGTCGTAGAGGACGTGACGGATGGCACGCTTGCCGCGCACGTTCGGGATGCGCCAGTTGTGCCCGACCTGGTCGCCCCGCTTCTTCTTGTATTCGGCGAACGGGGTACTGGACGCGCCGACGTAGCGTCCGTGGCTGGGGAAAAGCACGGCGGCGTGGGCGCTCTGACGGCAGAACTGGTAAACCACGTCCGTTGACGTGCCCCAGTTGGCATCGATCAGGCAGCGGCCGATCTTCAGCATGGCCCCGTCGTCGCGCTGCCATTCTTTGGCCAGGAGCTTGCCGGTCAGGGCTTCGAGCCCGGCGTAGATCGACCCTTCGAGCCCCGCACCCGCCTTGACCTCCAGCAGCGTCGGACTGGCGTCGCGCAGTGTGTAGTAGCGCCGCCCCTGGTCGGGGAACGCGCCGTAATCCACCAGGTAGCCGGTGAAGTCCGACTCCCAAGCGCACACTGCCCAGAACAGCAGCTTGCCTTGCACGTCGATGAACATGGTCAGGTGGTTGCAGCCAATCGGGATTTCCCCGCGCTTGTGGCCGTTCAGTTTCTGCGCGATTTCGTCGACCGTGAGCTGTTCGTCTTCGCCGATGTTCTCCGGCAGCGGCTCGTTCTGGTATTCGGCCCAGAACGCAGCCTCGTCCTGGAGCTTCAGATTCATGGCATGCTGCAGCGCCGACGCCTCGTCGTGGTTGAAGCGCGCCGCCCATGCGACGTCCGCGCCCTCGTTCATCTCGTCCTGGTGTGCGACATAGAACGCCGTGGCATCACTGAGGTCGCCGTTCTGGCGCAGGCTCTCCGCCCGGATCTCGGCATACTTCTCCCACAGCTTCTCGTTCTCCGGGAAGGCATACACCATCTTCGTGCGCTCGCCGTTCCATTCCGGATGCTTCTCCCGGTCGAGAATGCGGTCGGCCATGTCGCCGGGGCGGATCACGGTGCAGGGCATGATGCCGGAGATCTTCTTGCCGGGCCCGGCCAGACCGAGGACCGCACCGGCCAGGATGCGCTCGCGGTTGGCGCACTGGGACAGTGACCGCGCCGATTCGTCGGTCTGCGGGTCGTCCAGGATCACCAGTGACGGGCGCACGGTCTGGCCGTCGGGCCGCTTGAACTTCATCCCGCGAATCCGCCCGGTGATTCCCGCCACGCGGATGATGGCCCCGGACGCCTCGCTTCCGGCGATGGTCGGCAGGACGATCTCGTTGGCGGTCCATCCGATCTGGGTGCGGTCGCCCTTGTAGAGCTGGCCACTGCAGCGGTTGGCGATCCCCTCCAGGGAGTGGATCGGGTAGCACACCGCCGGGAAGTCCTCGAGCAGCAGGTCGTTCGACTCCAGCTCGGTCTTGATCGAGTCGAGCATGCCGAGGGCGTGCCCCTCGTCCGAGCCGATGAGAGTGACGAAATCCCGGTGGCCATAGAGCATAGCCCACAGACAGGCACACTCCGCGAGGCTGGAGTTGTGCGTCGGCACCATCTTCCGTCCGGCCAGGTAGAGATGGGAGGGAGACCCGACCTGGACGCACTTCACCGGGACAGTGGGAACTGGCCTGATGGTAGTGATGTGGCGCGCCTTAGACAGCGGCCGCGTTTTCGGACGTGTCTTCAGCCGCTGCCGCTTCCGCTCCAGGCTGACGACATCGTCGTCGATGTAGACCACAAAGTGAAAGCGCCGATATGGCCCGTAGCGCTTTCCATCGAAGGTCACCATCCTCTGGCCGCATCCGTACTTGATGCCCAAGCTCGACAACAGCTCCCCGAAGTCGTCAGCCAGGGCGTTCTCTTTCAGTGTGATTTCGCAATGGCCGAGCTTATTCACATGTCCATCCGTGTCCATGAGTCCCTGCAGGAGGCACAGGCGCTGATGCCAACCGGCACGCAGGTAGGCAGGGGGAATGTGTTTGTTGTCCAGCAGATTCAGTTGGCGCAAGCGGCCCTGGAAGGACGTTCGGCCAACGCCCGTTCGGGTGAGGATGACGGCGTCTGCCCGCCCTGCGTGTTCGTAGTCGCAGAACATGGCAGTCTCGGGGCCGCCATCGATGCGGTCCATGATCTCCCGTGCGTCTTCGTCGAACAGCGTCACACCCGCAGAGGAACTCGTCCCATCTCCGAGCCAGATGCCCAGCGCATACGGTTCGATGGGCAGATCGGCAGACGGCAACTGGAGGGGATCGTTGAGCGGGACCCGGTATCGGTGCGTTGAGCGATCACGCGAATCAGGCAACTCAACTCGGTCAACCATGTCACGGGTGGCCAGTGTCACTGGATTGCGGCGGCAATAGCGGTCCTCGACGGTCCACAGGTGGTCGCCGTCGCAGACAATCCTCTCGCCGTCGCTGAACTCGACCTCGTAACAGGGACGACCAGCCATCGCAGGCGAGACGGCGAGGACCGGACATGGCTGGCCGCGCTCGTCAAAGAGCAGATCCCCGACGCGCACGTCCCCCATCGTGGTCCAGCCGGACGGCGTCGGCAGCGGCGTGTCCAAGGCCAGAGCCTTGCCGGAGCCACGCGGCATGGCCATGGCGAACAGCCCGCCGTGCAGCACGGCCTGTTCGATCTTGCCGATGACCCGCAGGTGGTCGGGCGACCACTCCAGGTGGAAGGTCTGCGGGAAGTAGGCATCGCAGAAGGCCCGGAAGCAGGTTCGGCATTGTTCGCGCCGCTCGGGATCAACCACCTCCGGCAGTTCCCCGATGTCGCGACCGGCAGCGGACAGCGCGGCGTTCCGGGCCCGGGCCGCCTCCTTCATCGCCTCGTAATCGCGTGCGGTCTGCTCGGGCTGCGGCCCGTGGCGCTCGTCCACCAGCCAGGCCAGGTACTTGAACAGGTTGATGGTGCGGCCGTCCGGGGAGATGCGGAAGCCCGCGCGCTGCCGGTGCGTGTAGAGCTGACGGTCCCCGATCACCGTGCCCAGCGACGTGGAGTTCAGCAGGCGCGTCAGGTCGGACGGTTTGAGTTTGGAGGGATCAATCGCCATCGGCCATCCTCTGCACGAGCCAGGCGGCGTACTCGATCAAGTTCACGGTCCCGTCGTCGTTGACCGGGGCACCCGCTTCGAGGTCGGCCTGGATGGTTTCGGGCGACACGTGCCGGGCTCCGGCGCGCTGCAGCACGTCGCTGATCTTCCGAGGCTCCATGGCCGTGATTCGGGGTTCGCCGGCGTGATTCCGGGACGTCATCGAAGAATCTCCGGATTAATCGCAGAATTCTGCTCGACCCGACTTGCTGGGGGCGCACTGAGGCCGCTTAATGAGTGGCGTAAGATGTTCTTGTTGAGCAAAAACCGAACCGGAAAACGCCAACGGAGGCCACGATGAAGACGACCGCGAAACAGACCGCCGGAGAGACCTACGAAACCCGCCAGCGCGAGATCGCCGCGATGCTCGAGTTCCTGAAATGTGAACTCGAAGGCCACGCCGAGAAGGCCAGGTCCGATGGCCTGCATTGGGGCCACGTCGGCGATCTCGGGCACATCCGCGAAAACCTGAAAGAGACGCTGGTCTTCGTGATAGGCGGGCGCGACGAAGAGGCCGCCGGGAGGATGATCGAAGACGCCGTCGCCGACGCCCTGGCGTAAATGCACCAACCCAAGGAGAACAGGACCATGCCCGCCAACGAACGCCTCCAGAAGAAGCTCGAGGAGATCGCGAAACAACACCTCGACGTCGAGACTCTCGCGGAACGCAAGAGCGACCGACTGGATTTCACCGAATGCTCCGTGTGGGGCATTCAAGCAGCGCTCGAGGCGGCCTACCGCCTTGGGCTGGAACAGGGACGCCGGGCCAAGCGCACAGAGCGCTGAGCCGCAACACAGGAGACAGACACCATGCGCAACGAAGACATCCACATCGGGACCGCCTACACCTGCAAGGTCGGGCGCAACACCATCCGCGTGACCGTGACCGAGGTCCTGCCGAACGGCGGCTGGCTGGTCGAGACGCACACGGGCCGGACCATGACCATCCGCAGCGCGGAACGGTTCATCGAACCGGCGGACGCGCCGGAGGCCGCCGCCCCGCGCGCCGACGCAACCGACACGGAGCCGACCCCGGACCGGGGAACGGAACGCGACACAGGCGAACAGGGCGCGGACACGGGCGAGACCGGCGGGACCATGAGCCTGCTGGACGCGGCGGCCCACCTTCTCGGGCAGGCCGATGAAGCGATGCGCTGCAAAGACCTGGTTGAACAGGCAGGCGAGCAGGGACTCTGGGCTCCGAAGCGTGGAGGCAAGACGCCCGACCGGACGCTCTATTCCGCGATCCTGCGCGAGATCAACACCAAGGGCGACGGCTCCCGCTTTCGCAAAGTCGAGCGGGGACACTTCGCACTGAACGCCTGATCGGGACACATAGAACACATTCACCCTCTCCTACGCCTCGGCATCCGCCGGGGCGTTCTCTCTCGGGGTGAGGGATTCCCAGTCGCACCCTTCGCCGTGAACGAACTCGGCCCAGCGCTTGCGGATGACGTCGCAGTACAACGGGTCGATCTCCATCAGGAAGCCGTGCCGCCCGGTCTGTTCGCAGCCCATCAGGGTCGAGCCGGACCCGCCGAACAGATCGAGGACGTTCTCGCCCCGCTGCGAGCTGAACTGGATTGCCTGCACCGCCAGCGTGACCGGCTTCTCAGTGTTGTGCGACAGCCCGACGGCGGTCTGGAACGACGGGTGTCCCTCGACACTGAGATTCCACACATCCCCCGTGTACGGCACTCTCTCCACTTGCTTGACGTACCGCAGCGAGTACAGCTGACCTTCGTGTTCCACCCAAGTTGGGCTTCCGCGTTTGGCCAACTGCGTTCGCTCATAGAAGTAGAGGTGGTAGGCACGACGACGACTCTTGAAACGACGTGTTCCGATGCCGCCAAGATCCTCGGGCGGGTTATAGGCATACACGGTCGCCCGGAATCCCACCGACTCCGCAAGCAGGGCAAGCTGTGCTGCCAGATCCGGAGAGACAGTATTCCCCTGCCAGTAGCTGCGGTCGTGCACCATGCAGCCATCTCCGTTCAGCCAGCCATGGAGAATCGCTTTGCGTTTGGCCTGGGGCAGAGCGAAGCACACGGGATCGATGGATTTGCCGTGCGCCAGTCGGCCGCCAATCGCCTCAAAGCGCGCACCGGCTTCGGCATCGAAAGCCATCACGACCATGCCGCTGCTTGGCTCGTCGGCGTAGTCGTTGGGGTCATACTCGCTTGCGGTCGGCCATTTCCGCCAGATGCGTTCCGCGAGATCCTGCCGTTTCTTGTGGATTGAGAAGACGGGGTATCGGTTGTCGCCGTGTCCGGCCGCTTGCAGGTGCCCCTGAGCCAGCCACAGGCCGAACAGGAACCAATCCTCTTCGTCCAGATCCGGGAACGGATCGGTGTCGGTCTCTGAGAGCACGGGCGTCATCGTGTAGTCCCCCGCCCGGATCTCGTCGGCACGCACCCAAGCAATTTCGTGGCCGACGATCCTGCGACCACGGCGCGTGGGGCGCCAGAGCAGGAAAGGGTGATTGTCGGATGCGTCCGTGCTGGTATTCCCTCCTTTGGCGGTGATCCTGTAGAGGTGCTCGGACGTGTACCTGTGCATGGAGACGTTCGTCACCCGGTGGAACGTCCCGTCCCCGGAGAAGACGCGATCCCCGATATTGACGGTGCTGATCGGCCGATACCCCGCGTCGGTGAGAACCAGCGCATCGGGGTGCAGGCACAGGTGGATCATGCTCTGCGGGTTGACCTTCTTGATGTGCCAGAGGTCGGTGGCGTTGTTCGGCCCGAAGAACCGGTGGGCCGCGCCTTCCTTCCAGCCATAGAAGCACCACTCGTGCGCGCCCATGAAGTCCTTGCGCGTGAGAACGGGATGCTGCTTGTCCCAGATCACCGCCTGGCTGAAGTAGAGCTTGTGCTTCTTCAGGAACGGCGGGTAGTTGCCGCAGTTGGCGTAGCCGCCCCAGATGTAGAAGCCGTGGCCCGGCAGCAGCACGCGCGCAATGTTGCCGAACCAGGCGTCGAGCAGCCGGTCGAACTCTTCGTCGGTCACGAAGTCGTTCTCCAGGGGGCGGTCCTTGGGGCGAAGCTGGGTGTGGGTGGCGTGTGCTTTCTCGGGGTGCCGCTCGACATCCAGCTTCTGGTGATGGGTCTGAGTGAAGCTCGACAGTCCGGCGGCTATGGCGTTGTTGCTGCGGGGTTCGACCTTGACGTTGTAAGGCGGGTCGGTGTTCGCCAGGTGGATCGGCTGACCGGCGAGGAGCTTGTCCAGGTCGCCGGGATCGGCGGAATCCCCGCACATCAGGCGGTGTTCACCGAGCTGGTAGATCGCGCCGCGCACGCTGACCGCCTCGTCGGGCGGTTCCGGGACACTGTCCGGGTCGGTCTGGCCGTCGGTCACCACCTCGTTGTCGCCGCCCAACAGCCGGGTCAGTTCGTCGTCATCGAACGCCAGGACATCGAGGTCGAAGTCCGCGCCCTGCAGGTCGGCAATCTCGATGCGCAGCTGGTCGAAGTCCCACTCCGCCAGCTCGGCGGTCTTGTTGTCCGCGATGCGGTAGGCCTTGACCTGCTCGGGCGTGAGGTCGGTGGCAACATGCACAGGCACCTTGGCGAGCTGCAGCTTCTTCGCCGCCTTCCAGCGGGTGTGCCCGCAGATGATCACACCGTCGCCATCGACCACAACGGGCTGGCGAAAGCCAAACGCGCGGATGCTCTCCGCGACCGCGTCCACAGCGTCGTCATTCAGGCGGGGGTTCTTCTCGTAGGGGGTGATGCTGTCGATATCGCGCAGCTCGATGTCCATAGGGCCAGGTCTCCGGTGTGGTTCAAAAGATGCCCGGGCGCTTGATCGCGCCCTACTGATCTTATTCACCGCCCACCGGCCAACTGGCGGAAGACGCGTCCATTTTTCGTTTTCGGCCCCGTAAAACAAACTGTGCTCTACAAGGCGACTGCTTCCCGCGCGGGGCCGGGCCTCGTTTCGCCGGGAAGTACCTATTCGGTCGTCGCAATGGCCCATTGCCGGGTCGGAAAGCCCATGCTCTCGGCGCGGGATTGCGCGAGAGGGCCTGCGGCATCACGGTAAGCGGAACACCTGGCAGCGGAAGCAAGCCGCTTCGGCGCAACACACAAGATCATCAGGAGTCACTCAGTTGGGCAGCGAGGTCAGCGGAAAGCAGGAACGCAGGTGGCGCAACATGACGGTCGATGCCAACCTCCGCGACGAGTGGTTGGTGGATCTGAACAGAATGTGCATCCTGGAGTTGCGCAGCATCTGCGAGGGGCACGTTGCCCGTGTCGATCCGCTGTCGCGGAATGCCCACATCACTACCGTGGTAAACGAGAGTCTGCAGCCCTTCTTCCATCGGCATTGGGACGAACTGCGGGAGTCGATCAGCGGCCTGCTCGGAACCTGTTTCTGCCGGGACGATGCTCGTGTCCGTGTCGAGGCCACCCGGGAACTCACGCTGAACCCCGGCTCGCAGGTCCATGCCCGGGAGGCGCTGTTCATCGAGGCCACGAAGCGCCATGCACGGCGACGCCGGGAGATCGACGACGAGACCGTGCTGTGGCTGGAACGCACGGTGGCGGTGTTCCTGGCGCTCGACGAGGGCTTGCTCGCGCTGTACGAACACGGCAGCGGCGGCGGCCCGGTCTGCAGACGCAGGAATCAGCCAGCGCATCCCGTCCGGCCCGAATAGGGCACGCGGGAATCGGGTCTCGCCGAATCTTTCCCTCGCGCGTGCGCACGAGGCGTGTGGGGTTCAGGAAGGATATGAGGCAGGGGGTGGGGGAATTGGGGAAAGATTCTCTTTTTCTCTCTCTAACTATATATAAACACGCTTGTTACGCTTCGTGAGATCTTTCCCCGGATCTTTCTCCCGGCGGGGGGAACGATTGGGCAGGATTCGTTGCATTTGGCTGATTTCGGACCGGTTTCGGCGAGATGTTTATCCGGTCGGGGAAAGGTCGGGAAGGATTGGGAAAGATCCAGGGGGGGATTCCCATGCGGGTCACACGGGAAGGGGTGACGCGTCCGACCGCACGCAAGGTGCGGAACCGGGCAGGCGCGCATGGGGGGCGTTCATCGCGGGCGGCTGATCATCGCGCCAGGCGGTAAGCGAGTGCGCTCTTGGTGCTGGACTTGATCTCGGTCCTGACAATCTGCCCCTGCTGCTCGAGCGTGTCCGCGATCTCGTTGAGTTCCCTGGCGGTGCACTTGAGGTACTTGAGCACGCGGGACCGGGTGGCTGTGCAATCGGGCTCTTCGTGAAGGAGCTTGACCACCTTGAGGCACTGCGCGTGGAAGGGGTTCTCGCTGACATGGAGCCCGGCCATGAACAGCATACGGCGCGCGTGGTGGACGACGAAGTCGCGGGCCCACTCGACGGCTGCACGGTCGATACGGGGCCGTTCGTGGTTGACGCTGATGGCGTGGATCAGCGCGAGCTTGCGGGTCATCTGACGCACGCGCGACCAGACGGTGGCCGTGACCGCATCGTTGCGTGCGTTGGCCTCATCCTGCCTCTCCCGGGCCAGGGCTCGCACGTCGGCGACCAACGCCTTCGCCTCGTCGGTCATCGGAACCACGGCAGGGACCGGCGTGACGTCCTGCAGGTTGCCGCCGCCCGGATTGAACCGGGCCCACCATTGCGCGACCTCGATGATGTGTTCGGGGATCGGCGCGAGAGTCGGCTCCTGGTCGGTGACATTGGCGGCGGCTTCGATGGCGATGGTACGCGAGAAGAAGCCGTCGGTGAGCATCTTCTCGGACAGTGCGTTGTAGTAGTGAACCGGCACGGCGGTCCCGAGCACGGTCAGGGACGGCTGGTGGATCTCGCGCGACTCGCGGCTGACCAGTTCGCGGGTGGTGAAGGTATCGTCGCTGCTGGTGTAAAGCTCCTTGAACTTGTCCAGGATCGCGTCGTAGCGTGGATCGCGCGAGTGCTTGGCCATGAGCAGCACACCGTCGAACTCGTCAGTCTGGCAGAGCACCGCGGGAACCGCGCAGAGCTTGTCCTCGATGCTCTCGGCACTTCCGAAGCGCTGCACGACGCAGCGCCCCAGGCCGACCCGGCGGAGGATGCGTGAGTTGACCTTTCGCGGGAAATCTTTGCCCGAGCCGCTGAGCGCCAGGGCCAGGATGTAGAGGTTGGTGCGATTGCCTGCGGGGTCGGTGACCTTGCGCGCGCCGAGCAATGACATCAGGGCCACCGCTCCGGCGAAGGCCATGGCGGGGTTGCGGGTGGGCGCGTGCTCCATGGTGTAGTCCATCACCTCGGCGATAAAGCCGGGTACATGCAGCAGGTCTTCGGGCAGAGGCCCGGGGTCGGCGGGCCGGTCGGAGATGTGTGCGTCATCGGCGCAGATCTCTGAATTGTCTGCGTTGTCCGACCGAGAACTCCCACATGTCCGCATGGTGGCCGACATGTTCGACTTGTCGGCCTCATCGGCAGAGATGTCTGAATTGTCCGCATTGTCCGACCGAGAATCCCCACATGTCCGCATGGTGGCCGACATCTCTGAATTGTCGGCATCATCGGCGCGGTGTGCGCCGCACATGGCCATGATGCCGGAGATGTCCACGTCATCGGTCGGAGATTTCGCACCGTAGCCGTTCTCGGCCAGAGATGCCGATGCCGCCGCATAGTCGCCGCCATGTTCGAGCATGGTGTAGACAGCGAACGGAGAATAGCCCGTGTTCGCCTCGAACGGCGGCGCGGCGGAGCTGAACACGTAGAAGGTGCGCCCGTCGAAGGTGGCCGAGTGGTTGCCGGTCGTCTTGCCGGGTCTGCGCCAGAGCTGGTTGCCGCCGGACTCGCCGATCCGCTGCCAGCCGTGGGCATCGAGGATTGGTTCGATCTCGCCCCGCTGGTTGAAGTCGTCACCGGGACGGGACGAACTTGTAAGGATTCCTTTACAGTTGCCCGACACGGGCGCAGAGGGCGCGGCAGGGGCCGTTTGATCCACTGGGGATGAGGGTTGCGCCAGTCGCTCGAGCAAAACGCCAGGAACGGCGACTGTCGCGTCGGGGGCCGAGAGCATCTTTGCCAGGCGGTGCGGGCGATCCGGAATGCTGTCGCCTTTGCAGTTCCAGGTTCCGGGCAGCCGCCAGATGCGGGCCGGGTTGTGGACGGCCTGATCGATCTCGACGCGGTCGTCACCGGCGGATGCCAGCGCTTGAAGACAGCGCTGTACCAGGCCGCCGTCTTCGGCTGGCAGATCGATGGGGTAGAGAAGTTGCCCGCCGTTGCCCGAATCGATGACCACCGGATCGGACCAGCCGAGCGTGGCCATCCCGTCACGCACCTCGGTTGCCTTGGCGACGGCCATTTCATGCTCGGTGTCCGTGGCCGAGATGCCCGCCGGGCGCACCGGGTCGCAGTCCACCGGCAGCCAGCGCCGAACCAGGACGTTTGCGTCACTGGTGGTCGGTTCCTGCCCGACGGGCCGGATGCGGTTGGCGGCCCGCGCCAGCAGGGCCGGGTTCACCGGATTCAGAGTGACGTAGACGCCGCGCGCGGCGGTGATCTCCGCCAGTGCGGCGGGCACCGCGTCGATGTGCTCGAAGTCGAAGTAGCCCGACTCGACGTGGGGACGCCGATAGCCCGGGCGTTCGGCATCGAGCGCCCGGACCTCGAAGACGTCTCCCGGCCGGAAGAGCAGGCGCAGGAACGCGATGATCCGGTCGGGATCGTTTTCGCGTCTGTCGTTCATACTCGGTTCGCCCCTGCCGCAACGGCGGTTTCGGTCATCCGGTGGCCACAGCCGGGGACGCGGCAGCCGCCTGGGCGTGCGTGCGCCACGAAGAGCAGCCGATTCGCACTATGCCGCGCAAGCCGGGCTCCCCATTCGGCGGCGGCCAACCCGATGCGCGGCGAGTGGGGGCACTCGCTTACGGCGTGGAGCAGCGCCAGCTTCACGGCTAGTTCCCTGGCATGCCGCCAGCACTGTCTGCCGAATTCGCAGCTCGGTTCCGCGGTCGCCTCCGGAACGCAATCCAGCACACCCATGGCTGCCTCGTTCTGGCTGACTGTCATTGGTTCGGGAATTCCATCCAAACTTCGCTGGTGAGCGATCCACCACCTTGCGGTCTCGACGACCGCCGGGGGCAGCTCGGACGCGCCTGGCCCGTTCAGTTTCTCGGGTGTCGCGCTCTCCAGAACGAGCATCCTGGTGAACAGGTCGCAGGTCCGCTCCGACAGGGCCTCGAAACAGCTCCGGGACATCGCCGTCCCCAGGATGGTCAGTGAAGGGTCCACGATCTTGGCGGGCCACCCGCTTCCGGCCGCATGCCGGGTCGGGACAGTCTCGGCGGAGGCATCGTGCAGCCTGACGAGTGCTTCGTGGATCTCCCTGTGCCTGCCTCCCCGCGCGCGGTCGAAACGACCGAGCAACGCCCTGATCTCGTCCATCTGGAAGAGCATGGACGGTGTGCGGCAGAGCGCGTCCTCCAAGCCTTGCCAGGAAGCGATTCCGCCGCCGAGGAAGTCGGCTGCGCCCGCTGCCGCCATGATCCGGGCGTTGACCACCCGCGGGTGATCCTTGCCGCAACCGCCCGGCCCAAGCGCCAGGACATAGAGGTTGGCGCGGATGCCGCCGGGACCGCAGACCTGGCGTCCTGCCAGGAACGCCTGCAGGGCCAGGGCTCCGGCCAGAGCGGCGACACGGTTCGGTCGCGGGGCGGTGGCGAGCGTGTGCGCCATCACCTCGGTGATGAAGCCGGGGACATGCAGCAGTTCGTCGGGCAGCAAGCCGGGGTCGATTGCCTGTGTCGTGTTCATGGTAGTCACTCCTCTGTTTGTGATATGCGTCTCGGGCCTCAGAACGGGATTTCATCGTCATCGTCCCAGGCGACGGCTGGCGCGAGTTCGGCTTCCTGATCGCGACAGTCATTCCAGCCCGGTTCCGGGTAGTACTCCGGCTTCTCTCCCATCTCGTAGGCGATGACCCGGTCGAACCGCTCCCCGGAGACGGCACGCACCGTGATCTTCCGGGTTTCCGCGAGCGCCCCGTCTTCGGCCAGACGGACCGCTTCGGCGGCACTGGTCGGCGGCGGCATCATCGACCGTTCCGACCACCACTGCACGAACTTCTGACGGGCCCAGCCGGTGTGTTCCGGGCAGACCCATTCGCTGACGTAGTGCTGCCAGCCGGTGCGGTACTCGATGCGCATGGTCTTGGGATGGTCGTCATCCGCACCGCGCTTGGTGTGGACCGAGTGGTAGACCGCGTGGACCTCGTAGTCGGTGTCGGTGATCTCGCCGGAGAGAATGGCCGATCCGTCCGCCTGCGCCTCGTGGGGCTGCCGGTCCGGCGGCGGGAACTCCGCACCGCATTCCGGGCAGACATGGTAGGCCGCATGCACCAGCGCCCCGCACTCGGGACATTCCTTGGCGGGCGCTTCGCCGTCGCCGTTGCCCTGCGTGTTCACCTGTACGGCATCGACCGGGCCGTGACGCATGACGTTGCCGCCGTAGTCCAACACCAGGCAGTCGTCCTTGCCGGGATGGAGGCGGGTGCCGCGCCCGACCATCTGTACGTATAGCCCGGTGGACATCGTCGGTCGCAGCAGCACAACGCAGTCGACGTTGGTGGCATCGAAACCGGTGGTCAGCACATTGACGTTCGCCAGGAACTTGAGCGGCGGCTTCGGCTCGAAGAGCGTGTCCGGCACGGGTTCTCCCTTGAACCGGGAGATCGTTTCAGCGCGCTCACCGGACGCGGTCTCGCCGGTAATGACACCGCACTCCCGGCCCGAGATGCGGGTGATTTCGGCGGCCACGTGCTGGCAGTGCGCCACACTCGAGGTGAAGATCAGGACCGATTGCCGGTCGCGGGTCAGCTCGACAATTTCCTGGCAGGCTGAACGCACCAACTCGTTCTGGTCCATGGCCGCTTCCATCTCGCTGGCGACAAACTCGCCGCCGCGAACATGCACACCGGAAAGGTCGGCCCGGGCCCGGCCGCCGCGCGAACGCAGTCGACACAGGTAGCCCTGAACGATCATTTCGCGGATGCCCGCCTCGTAGCAGACCTGGTTGAGAATGTTCTCGGGACGGCAGATCTCGCCGCCCTTGAGCCGGTAAGGCGTGGCGGTCAGCCCGATCACGCGGACGTTGGGGTTCACCACCTGTGCCTCTTCGAGGAAGGTGCGATACCGGCCCTCGCCATCGACGGGGATCATGTGCGCCTCATCGACGATGATCAGGTCGAACGGACCCAGTTCACAGGCCCGGCGGTAGACGGACTGGATGCCCGCTACGAGCACAGGCGTATCGGTGTCGCGGCTGTTCAGGCCAGCGGAATAGACGCCGATTTCCACGTCCGGGCAGAGCCTGCGGATCTTGTCGGCGTTCTGTTCCAGCAGTTCCTTGACGTGGGCGAGCACGAGGACACGCCCGTTCCACACGGTCACGGCATCGGTAGCGATTTGTCCGAGCACCAGGCTCTTGCCCGTGTTGTGATGGACGAAGAAGTTGCCATCGACATAGAGGTGGTTGCCGTCCAGGGAGAAACCGTAGAAGTCGTCTTCCGGCAATTCCTCCACAGTGAATCCCGTCCGAAGCACATCCTTCTTCTGGATGCGCGGCCGTTGGAGCTCGGTGTGACGTTTGCGGCGACAAGGGATCAAGCTGAAATCGCCGGAAATGTGAAGTCGGAAGAACCACCCTCCGGCCCCCGTCTGGCACGAACAGAACTTGTGGACGATCTTCACCCGGTAACCGAGGGAACGTGCGAGCTGTGCGAGATCGCTTGCCAGTTCCCTGGATTTCGTGACGTAGTCAATACCGCTGCCATCGAGATGGCCGTCGCTGTCAATGAGTCCGGCGAGGAGCTGCAACCTCTGCTCGCGTCCGGCGACCAGATAGTCGTGAGGGATGAACTTGGAGTCCGCTAAGTGTTCGTGAAGCCCCATCGCGCGCAGTGCTCTGATCACGATGTTCGTCTTGCTGTTCCGCATCACCAGGTTGTAGGTCGGCACCCCGGTGGAGTTCTCGCGAATCGAGATGCTGCAGCCCAGCGTATGCGCGTAGCGGATGAACTCGTCACCAAGCTCGTCATCGGCCGATGTCAAAGCCACACCGTTTGCCAGGTGGCCGTCACCAAGCAAGAGGCCGAGGATGTAGGGGGGAATGGGCAAGTCAACGGACTGTGAGTAATCGACAGCCACGCGGTAGAGCTTGCGCAAATGCCGCCACGACCTCGATTGGGACAGGTAATCGCGAACGGTGATGTTGGTGATTTCACCACCGCGCTGTTGGCTTGGGTATGCCCCTTTGCGTTCGTTCGTACTGACCAGCGAGAGAATGTGACCCGCATTGACGACAAATGGCTCGCCGCGCAGCGGCACGATCCGGTACATGCGTTCGCGCCCCCGGCACAGAGCCAGAACGCGCCGTGGCGTGGAGTCGTTACCCATGACCAGATCGCCGACTCGCACGTCCTGCACCTTGCGGATGGTGCCGTCGAACATGAGAATTGGGTGATCGATGGCGTGGCAGCCGGTCGGGAGCACGACGCAGGGATTGTCGTCATGGTTCCGCAGGTACTCGTAGACCGCCGCCACCGCTTCCTCCTGGTAAGGTCGCAGTGTCATTCTCATTGTCGCCCGATCCTCACGACTGCTTTGCCGTCGGGCGGCAACGGTTCACACATGCGGCAGGCGAAATCCTTGATCTGCGAGTCGTCGCGGTACAGCCCGCCATGCGCCATCGCGTCCCACAGCCCCTTCTGGGCGTTGTCGAGATCGCGGCGGCGACGGTCGGGCGGGTACAGCTCCAGTTCCATGATCAGGTGACCGTCCAGTTCCGGGACGGACAGGGCGCGCAGGATGGCGCAGACCCGCTCGCGGTACCGGCGTCCCTGGCGGCTGATCAGCGTCCGGGGCCCGACACGGCGATAGTAGTGATTCACGCTCGGTGGATATGGCAATTCGATCTGAAGCATCGAGGACACCTCCGTGGACAAAAAGGGGGGAACGGGGCGCGGGCCAAGGAGCGAAACCCGGCATCCCCGCTCCCCCGGTGGGTTCTGATTTCTACCGCTGCCAGGGCGGCGTGGATTTGGTGGCCTGGGGCGCAGGCGCGGAAGGCGACGCGCCCGGCATCGGCACGGGCTTGGAGAAGGCGGCTTCCTTCTTCTCGTAGCCCTTGATCTCGTTGGTGATCTCGCCGGTGTCCTCGCGCTTCTTGCAGGCGACCTTGACCGACAGCGGCAGGTTGTGCAGCTCGCAGGAATCCTTGGGCTGCAGCACGCCGACCGCCCGGCAGATGGCGGAGAGTTCGCCACGGGCGATCTGCACCGCCTGCTGGTTCGGGTTGTCCAGATTGAGCCGGGCCCAGAGCTTGCGTCCCTTGCACGGCCCGTCGCTGATCTCGAAGGTCAGTTCGAGGTAGTGGCCGTTTCCGGCCTTGGTCGGCTTCATCTCCGATTCGGTGATAACGGCGACATACTTGCCCGCCGGTACCGGGTCGAAGGTTGCGGCGGGGTCTACTTGGGATGCATCGAAATTTCCGAGGTTGGCCATGATCAGTCTCCTTGGTTCTGGTTCAGTTCATCGAGTTCGAAGGTCTGGGGCAGGACGGTCACGGTCAGCTTGTAGGCTGTCCGGCGGCCGCCGCTGACGGCGAAGACGAAGCCATCCTTGCGGGCTTCATCGAGCAGCGCTTTCAGGCGCGCCGCGTAGTCACGGGCTTTCTGGTCGTGGTTCATCGGGATTGCTCCTCTGTTTGCGGGAACTGGTGGGCAAGACCGTCGGCCACCGCGCCGGTGAACGAGGCCCAGTCGAAGGGGATGGTCTGGGGCATGCCATAGCGGTTCTTGGCCAGGGCGCGCGGGGTCTCGCGGGTGACCAGGACGCGGTTGCCGTCGCCATCCATGCGGGCCAGGCAGACGAAGTCCGACCACTCGACGAACACGTTCAGGTAGCCGTCGGGCAGCTCCGCCGTGGTCTTTTCCGTGGTAATACCGTCCACGTCGGTGATCTCGCTGCGCTTGGCATGCGCCAGCAGGATCACGGCGATCCCGCGATTGACGATGCGGTCAAGCTGCGGAAGCAGGACCTGATAGACGTGGTTCTTCATCACCTGCTTGCCGTTCCCGTAGCCGCCGTGGGAGCGGTTCAGGGTCTGGTCGAGCTTTGCGGCGGACCCCGCGACCTGTTCTTCCACGCGCCGCAGCAGCCAGTCGATGGAGTCGATCACCAGCGTCTGGTAGGGATGTTCCTCGCGTTCGATGGCCGTCAGCCATTGGCCGATGTCGGGCCAGGTCGAGAGGTACGGCGTGCGGCTGCACTGGATCGCGCCCGCGCCATTCTCGCAGTCAATGATGAGCGAGTCGGTCGCGGTCGCGCCGAAGGTTGTGTTGTGGGTGACGATGAAGTCGTCGGTCACGTAGAGCGCGTCAAGAGCATCGATCCTGATGCACTGGCACTCCTTCGCTCCGACCGACTCCACGGAGCGGATCGAGTGGCGAATCGCCCACTCGGGTTCCTTCCACTTCGCGCTGTGCTTCTCGGAGGCGACCGGGACCACGCCGTTGGTGAACGAGGCAAACACCCGGTACGCCAGCTGTCCCTCGCGTTTCTCGCCCCGGTAGGTGTAGACAGGCTTCTTCGTGGACAGCTTTGCTGACCCGCCGAGGGAACGGATCAGGAAGCAGAAACCGTCCGCCAGGCGCGAACTCACCGTACAGAATTCAACGGCTCCGGGGTTGGTCACGAATCCGTCGCTGTCCAGCAGGCCTCTGAGGAGTTCCAGCCGGTCACGGACGGAGGCGACCAGATACCGTTCCGGGATGAACTTCTCTTCGGCGTTCAGACCGTCGAGTCCCAGGTATCTCAGAGCAGCCATGGTGGCGGTCGTGTTTCCGCCGTACTCCTGGCGCTTGATCCGCAGGCTGATCTCATTGAACCGCACACAGATGTCGCCGTGAGGCAGGGCCGCCTCAATCTGTCGTTGGACGTCCGGCTCGGGGTTGGTGATGATCACGCTGCTGTCCGCGTGGCCGTCGCCGAGGTACATACCCAGGAGCCATGGATCGAGGGGCAGGGGCTCTGCATGCGGGGCGAAGTCGACTGGCTGCACACGCGGCACAGCGTGGTTGAAGCGCGTGCCGCATCGCAGAGTCTGGCGGATCGCGTTGAGCGAGCGCACTGCGCCGTCGATGCCCTGCTGTCGTTCGGTGCAGGTTTGGGTGAACCACAGATGGTCGTCGGTGCATTCGGTCGTGCTGCCGTCACGGAAGGTGACGCGGAACACTTCCTTGGTGCCCTGCGGGTAGACCCCGAGGACGATGTGCGACTTGCCGTCTGCACTGATGATCTGGTCGCCGACGTTGATGGTGCCCATGGGAACGAATCCGGTGGGCGTGAGTACCTTGGCGTCGAAAGGCTGGGCCTTGCCGATCCCAGGCGGACCGTAGACGATGCCCTTCGGGGCGGAGGGCGTGGGTTTGACGATGATGGATTCGAGCAGAGACATGGGTTTGTTCTCCTTGTGGGTTGGGGTTTACACGCAGTCGAAAACGCGGACGGTTTCGTAGCCGGATGGCCACGTGCCGGTGGCCAGGCAATCCTTCAGCCGCTCGATGGCGGCGGCATTCTCGGCATCGGCGAAGTCCAGGGCGGACTCGGCGACCAGCCAGACCCCGACGCGGAACGGCTCCTTCTTCTCCACGGCCACGATGTGGACGGGGAAGGTCGAACCGGATGCGGCGCGCAGAACGGCGCGGTAGAAGGCCACCTGGTGCAGGTAGCTGTAGCGCCGGGCGTCCGCCTCGAACCAGGTCAGGTCGTCGCAGGTCTTGAGGTCGACGATGCCGTGATCCGAGTGGAAGTAGTCGGGACGGACCTGGCAGGGGATGCCGCCGTATTCGGCGCGACAAACGCCTTCGGCCACACCCCACTTCAGCAGGCCTGGCGCGACCGGGTGTGCCTGCACCGCCTCGTGGAGCCGCTCGACGAACGCGGCGTCTTCGTCGGTCAGCACAGCCTTGCCCTGTGCATCGGCCCATTCCTGGAAGGCCTTGGTGGCCTTGCCGAACGGCATGCCGGTCCGGGGATTGATCGGGCCGCCGACCGCGTACTCGGCCTCGAACGTCTCACGACCTTCGAGGATCAGTGTGTGGGCGGCACGCCCGAGGAGGTAGGCAGGCGTGTCCTTGTCCTCGATCAGCCCGAGTTGCTTGCGGTGGAACAGCTCCGGGCACTTGCGGAAGTCCGCCAGGCGGTGGCTGCTCAGGTAGCTGTGCGCCTGGGCGTGGTAGACGGGCGCGTCTTCGGTGATCAGGAAGTCGGGGCGGATCATGCTTCCACCCCCTTCCCGCAGGCGGCGCAGGCACCGGCCTCGCAGACGTTGCAGCGGCCACCGCCGCCACCGCCGGGTGTCGGCTTTCCGTTGCCGGGTACCGGGCGTTCGGCCGGATTGTCCTTAGAGACCAGCGTGACCTGGAAGGCGTCTTCGCCGAACTCGTGAATCAGATACTGGGTGAAGACCAGAACCAGCTGCCGTGTGACGTCGTTGTCGCCGTCGATTACGCAGGCGTGTTTCTCGTCGCCGAAGAGGTAGCGCATGGAAAGCCGCACCTCGGCCTGGCCGTGCAGTGCCTCGGCGGCAATGATGGCCATGATCAGGGTGGCTTCGGCTTTCTCAAGCGGCACTTCGGGCTCGAACTGATACCTGTAGACGGTCTTGCTCATGATGTGCGGTCTCCTGTGTTTGCGGTGGCTGACGGTGTGTCGGGGCTCTTCTGATCTTTTTCACCGCCGAAAGCCCAACTGGCGGAATCGACGTGAGTTTTATCCCCGCCCGTGCTGAAGTTTCCGTATCCCGCATCCCGGAAGACCTGCCGGATCGGTGCGATGACGCGGTCGCGGAAAGTGCTTCGCGAGATGCCGCGCTCGCGGGCCAGCTCGCTCACGCTGCGCCCCTCCATGATCCCCGCACAGCAGTCCTGAAGACTTCGGGGCAGGCACGAGATCACAGCGGTCACATCGAGCCGGAGTACGGTTTCCGCATGACGGGACCGGTTTCGGCGGTTGAGCCTGATCGCCACATCGTCGGCGTCCAGCGTGTCGCCGAGAGTGAGGTCATCCCCGTCCTCGTCGCGCCCGGCGGGCGCATCCAGGGATTCGGCGTGAAGGTCCATCCGCTTGTGGCGGGTGCGTTCGCGCAGAATGCGCTTCGCCTTTCCGGCCACTACAATGCGCACGAAGGTGCCGTAGGCGCTTCGGCGCGCGTCGTGGCGCGGCAGGTGCTCGATCAGATCGAGTGTGAGTTCGGAAATGAGATCATCGAGATCGGCATGCGTGAGTCCGCATTTGCCGATGAGCCCGCGGGCTGCGACTTCGATGCTTCGGCGGGCGTCTTCAGTGACGCTCGTGGTCCAGGTGTCCATTTGGTGCCTCCTTGGCCTGCGGCCGAGGGAGGCGGCGAGGACACCGGCCCGGGTCTGGTGCGGACACGAAAAAAGCGGAGGGATCGTGACAGCGCCTTTTTCAGGCGGCGTCCTCGATCACCTCCGCTTGTACGGCCGGATGAATCGACTGACGTTTTATGGAAACAAGAATGCTGCTGCGGGAGCCTGCCCCGCTGTTACGGCGCGACCTCCTTCCCGCCGTTT